AGTGAGATTTTCTTGCCGATGTTAATGTCAACAACTTCCTGTCCTGCTGATTCAGCAAGGGCTGCAAGCTCGTTCTTAGTTACTGACATTTGCTCTGACTTCCATTCGATAGAATTGAAGCTGGTGTAGCAAGCATCTCTGGCAATACTTATGCGAAGATATTCATTGTGGTCGCCTTTATGATGGTTAATTACCGCTAGCTTGAGATCGAAAAGTGTAGGTGTAGCGTTCTTCTTAGTCATGTCTAGTTCTCCTGTGATGTGTGCGAGGACCATCCCCGCACGGCGACTTGAAGCACGGAGCAGAAACGCCCAGAGGCGCTTGCAGTTCGCAATATCCGAGGAACGAGCGTTATTGCGAACTGTTTCTGCCCGATGCTCAACAAAGACGGGCAGGGGATGACCGCAGCCTCACTCGCAGGGGAACGCCGAACATGGATAAGACAGGACGATGCGCCTTAAGCTTTTCGTTCTCAGGCTGGCGGTCTTTTAGTAGGCATCATTTTTAGAAGGTGAGCGCAATGAATACGCATAAGAATGGCCGGAGATCTTGCCGCCAGCTTTGGTTCTATTGGATGGCAGTATGAGCCAGTAACTAAGAGCGGGCTTGTAGCCGAATCAGCAGGGCAGGGAGATGTTGCCATCGGCAAGTCACTCTATGCAAGATGGTGAGTTAGCGCTTCAAGTGCTCACGGAGTAGACTGTTTGCAGCGGGGTGACGCAAGGCTGGGCGCATCAGCTGGAGTGTGCTTTCATGTCAGATGCTGGGAGATGCCTATGAACTAGCGTGTCTTGGCGTCACCATCTAGGGTGCTTAGCGGTTGTGCTATTTATGGTGTCAACTGGAATAATCAGGTGTGACGTAGGGTAATTAGTATAGTTACGTTACGTCACTATTGACAAGCACTGTAGAAATAGTGTCGTAATGGGGGGAGAGAGGGAGAGGGGGGCTAGTGAATGAGAAATAAGCCCCAATGTATAAACAATCCTTCTTAATGATAGCTTACTGCATCTAGCAAACACAGAGGACAGCAGTTAGCTATATGTTAGTCACTGCTGAGAAGAAGGATTGATATGGTTCCTGCTAAGAAGTTAACTGATAGACAGGCTGCGCTGGTGGATATAATGGTATCAAAAGGGCTGCCTGCAGCTAAAGCTGCTATTGAAGCTGGATACGCTGAAGGCAAGTCTGGATACGTCTCAGCTTACAAAGCACTCAAGACAGCCCATGTGCAGCAGTACATGATGCAGAGGATGAATGAAGAGTTTGGACTTAGTGCTACCGTAGCTGTTAACACAGTGCGTAGGCTGTCACAGGGCGCTAAGTCTGAGTATGTTCAGCTTGAAGCTAGTAAGGATTTATTAGACAGGGCTGGCTACAAGCCTATAGATAGAAGCCAAGTACAAGTGGCTGGTGACATCAAGGTGAGCATAGATCTAGGGTAATTCGTTGCTGGCTATGGTGTGGCAGTGGGGGTAGGGGGAAAAGTTAGCTAGTCAGTTACTGTAATAGTCCCTCTCTCACATTATTAGCCATAAAGGTTTGTGCATTGTCAGTTATATTTTTTTTATGCTAGGGGTTTGATTATGAGGAAAGAGCATAAGAGTAAGACTGGTGGATTGACTGCGGCTGGGCGCGCTTATTTTAAGCGTACTGAGGGTTCTAATTTAAAGCGTCAATTGAAGACTGGCACTAATCCAAGAAGGGTTTCTTTTGCTGCTCGGTTTGCTGGCATGAAGGGTCCGATGAAAGATGAGAAGGGAAGGCCGACTCGGAAGGCTTTAGCTTTAAAGAAGTGGGGCTTTGGTTCTGTGGAGGCGGCTAGGAATTTTGCAAGGAGGCATAGGCAGAGCTAATGTGTTTTGGTGGTGGTGGCGGCAAGAGTGCCGAGCAGATGTATCAAGAAAAGAAGCCTGAGTTTGGTGCTTTACCTTCTTTAAGTATGGATAAGAGTGAGATGAAGGCGCCTAAGTTAGAGGATGTGGTTCGCAAGGGAGCGAAGCGCAGATCTTTGTTGGGAGGTTATAATGCCTAAAGGTAAGGGAACTTACGGATCTAAGGTTGGACGTCCTTCTAAGCAGAAGCCAAGTGGAAAGAAGAAGTAGTGGCTGAGACTGTAGAGCAGAGGTATGACCGTCTTTCTAAGGAGATGGCTAAGTTCGAGGAGATGGTTCCTGACGTTGCTCGAGACGAACCTGATGCCTCTTCGTCTGACAAGATGAAGCGTAGATATGTAAATAAGACGCGCAAGGCTGTAGAGTATTTCCGCGACAGGCATCCTAAGTATAAGAGTTTATTAAAGCAGCTTGAGTCTATTGAGGCCAAGTGGGATAAAGAAGGGAAGCATATGTAATGGCGGTAAATGCTGCTGGTAATTATACCAAGCCTAAGATGCGGAAGTCTTTGTTCAACAGAATAAAGGCTGCTAATGTTCAAGGTACTGCTGCTGGCAAGTGGTCAGCAAGGAAAGCGCAACTCTTAGCAAAGCGGTATAAGGCCGCTGGTGGAGGATATAGATAATGGCTGATTACATTAATCCAATAGATAAAAAACCTTACAGCGAAAAGGAAGTAAGTCGAGTTCGCAGCCTTCTTAGCGATGTTAATCGAATGGCTGAGGAGGGTAAGGTTAAAGAAGCTCGAAATACTTTCAATCAGAGAATGAGTAGTACAAGCCGACACGCTGGCTATAACAAGCTTCCAAATCCTTTACGTCGATTAGCGCGAATAATGTTTCGTGATATGGTTGGTGATAAACCTAAAGATGCAAAAGAGCGTGTAAGCCAAGCGCGTGTAAAAAGCGGCGGCGCTGGTGGCAGAATGATGATGCCTCAGGAATATTCTAAGCGTACTTTGTATAAACCCAAGACGAACTAATGAAAGCCCCGCAGAAGTCATTACTTAACTGGGGTAATCAGAAGTGGCGCACCAAGTCTGGCAAGAAATCTAGTGAGACTGGTGAGCGTTATCTTCCTAGTAAGGCTATCGCTGCTCTTAGTGATTCTGAATATGCAGCTACAACCGCAGCTAAACGAAAGGGTAAGGCAGCAGGTAAGCAGCATGTGGCTCAACCGAAAGCTATTGCCAAGAAAGTAAGGAAATACAGAACATAATGGCTTGGTATATTAAGAACACAGGAGAGCTTTGGACTGGGGAAACTCACGACTTTCAGGGCTTTACTTGGACGCACAAGACTCACATGAGTTATTCAGCTAAGTTGGAGAAAGGCCCAGAGCCGGTAAAGGCTAGAACAAAGAAGGGTACTTTTAAGCCTGACGATCCTTCTACGCCTTCAATTGATGAATCCAAAAAGAAACCAAAGCGCAAAGCCAAATGAGTTTTATTAGCACAATTAAGCGGCAAGACTTAGATCTTCTTCGCGGCATTGTTCGCAAGGTTCACTTTGCTTACATAGAAGAAAAGCATGGGAAGTCTTTTGTTACCAATGCAGAGTGCGATAAGCTGATAGAAAGCATTGCGCCTGAAGTAGTGGAAGACATGATCCGATTTGGAGTCGATAAGGGTCTTAGATGATAGACTTTAAGTACAAGCCTGATGGCGATGTGCTCAAAACCTTTATGAAGGATGATACCTTCTTTCGTGGCATAAGAGGCCCAGTTGGTTCTGGCAAATCTGTTGGCTGTTGTGTAGAAGTATTTCGCCGCGCTATTCAGCAGAAGAAAGGCCCAGACGGAATCCGCAAAAGCCGCTGGGCTATTATTCGTAATACCAATCCCCAACTTAGAACTACTACCATCAAGACTTGGCTAGACTGGTTTCCGGAAAAAGACTGGGGCAAGTTTACTTGGTCAGTGCCATACACCCACCGCATTCAAAAGGGAGACATAGATCTTGAGGTTCTTTTCTTGGCTCTTGATAGGCCCGAAGACGTTAAGAAACTTCTTTCTTTGGAACTCACAGGCATCTGGATTAACGAGGCAAGGGAAATTGCTAAGAGTATTATTGATGCCTGCACGATGCGTGTTGGTCGTTTTCCTTCTATGCGTGATGGCGGTCCTTCTTGGACTGGCGTTATTGCCGATACCAACGCCCCTGAGGAGGATCATTGGTGGCCCATTATGTCTGGCGAAGTACCAATCCCAGATCATATACCGCGTGAGCAGGCTAAGATGCTGGTTAAACCAGACAACTGGTCTTTCTATACCCAGCCCTCTGGTATGGTTGAGAAGAAGAACCAAGATGGAGAAATAGAAGACTATGATCCAAACCCAAAGGCTGAGAACACAAAGAACATGCTTAAAAGTTATTACCCAAATCTTATTAGGGGTAAGACTAAATCATGGATAGATGTGTATGTAATGAATCAGCTGGGTCATATTCAAGACGGAAAGCCTGTATATCCAATGTTTGCATCAGAAGTTCACATAGCAGAAGAAGAAATCCCCGTAGCTGCTGGGCATCCAGTTTATGTTGGGGTGGACTTTGGACTTACACCGGCAGCAGTCTTTGGGCAAAAAGTAAGAGGCAGGTGGTTTCTGCAATCAGAGATCGTCGCAATCGACATGGGGATCGTGCGTTTTGCAGAGGTTCTAAGAAATGAATTATCCACGAGGTTTGCAGCAGCCTCAGAAGTAATTATCTATGGTGATCCTGCGGGTGACTTTAGAGCGCAGACTGATGAATCGACTCCATTTCATATTCTGCGCGGTGCTGGCTTGAAGGCGTTTCCTGCGCCTTCCAACTCTGTTGACCTCCGACTAGAGTCGGTATCCTCCCAGTTGACGAAGATGGTCGAAGGTAAGCCAGCACTACTAATAGACAGACGATGCCCCCAGTTAATTAAGGGGTTTGAAGGTGGCTATGCGTATAAACGTATGGAAGTTAGCGGTGAAAGATACGCAGATAAACCAGACAAGAATATGTTTAGCCACGTTCACGATGCGGCTCAGTACCTATTCTTAGGCGCTGGTGAGGGTAGAGCTTTGATGAACTCTCAAAAACCAGCCAGACCAGTTATTGCAAAGCGTAACTTTGATGTGTTTAATCGATCACCAAAGCAAAGAAACAAACCTAGCTTCTGGTCTAGGATGTAGTTTGTGCATTGAATTTTATTCTCTTCTATGCTTACGAAGGGTAAAAGAAGGAGATTATCATGTGTTTTGGTGGTGGCCCAAGCGTAGCAGAAAAACAAGCAGCAGCTGATCAAAGGGTTGAAGCTGATATTGCTGAGCGTGAGGAAGTTGAAAAACGCGCCAAGCAAAAGCGCGAAGATATTTCCGAAGCTATAGAAGCAAGAAGCGGTAGGGGCACAAGGCGTTCTTTGTTTAAGGCTTCTCGCCAATCATTCATGGGTAGGTTTAGATAATGGCCGAAGATGCAGTCGCAAAAAAATATATTAAGTCTTATCAAAAAGCCAAGGCTTTAAGAGAAAACTGGGTTCCTCTATTTGAAGAATGCTATGAGTATGCCTTACCGCAGCGTGAATCATTTTACTATGAGGAGCGAGGCCAGCGTAGAGATGAGAAGATATTTGATGAGACTGCTGTAGTTGGCGTTCAAGAGTTTGCTAGTCGTTTACAGTCTGGAATTGTTCCTAACTTTGCTAGATGGGCTGATCTTATGGCTGGTAGTGAAGTACCGCCAGATCAACGGGAAGCTGTTGATAATGAGCTAGATGAAGTTACAGAATACGTTTTTGAGGTTCTACAGAACTCTAACTTTAGCCAAGAGGTGCATGAATCCTTCATGGACTTGGCTGTCGGGACTGGTGTCCTGTGCGTGGAAGAGGGCGATTCAATCAACCCAGTGATCTTTTCTGCGATACCGCTTCCTCATCTTGTACTAGATACTGGCCCCGACGATAAGATTGACCACGTTTATCGTGAGCGTAAGAAGGTTAAGTTTGACCATCTTTCTATCATGTATCCCAACGGAACCTTTGATCCGAAGGTTACTTCTATGATGGGTCAAGATAGAGAGACTACAGTTCTTGAGGTTGTATGCCGCGACTACTCTAAGAAAAACCAAGAAGCTTACTTGAGTTACGCTATTTGCTTAACAACAAACACCTGTTTGAGTAAGAAACAGATGACTGGACTTGGCTCAAATCCTTTTGTTTGCTTCCGTTGGTCTAAGTGCGCTGGTGAGATATATGGCCGTGGGCCGCTTCTTAATGCTCTTTCCGCAATTAAGACTACCAATCTAACCATTGAGCTTATTCTTGAGAACGCTCAGATGTCTATCTCTGGCATTTACCAGATGGAAGATGATGGCGTTATTAATCCTGATACCATTCAGTTAGTCCCTGGTTCTATTATACCAAAGGCTATGGGAAGTCAGGGACTTCAGCCAATACAAGCAGCAGGCCGTTTTGATGTAGCGCAGTTGGTTTTAAGCGATATGCGTTTGAATATTAAGCGCGCATTGTACAATGATATGCTTGGTGATCCTAATAAAACGCCAGCTACAGCAACAGAAGTAGCAGAGCGTATGGCTGACCTATCCCGTAGAATGGGATCTGCATTTGGAAGGTTGCAAGCTGAACTCGTGCAGCCCGTGCTTCAGCGTGTAATATACATCTTGAAGAAGCAGGGCCGCATAGAAGTACCTACAGTAAATGGTAGGGAAGTTAAAGTGCGTTCTGTATCTCCGCTTGCTCAAGCGCAAGCTAATCAGGATATTTCTAGTGTTGCTAGGTTCCTTGAATTGGTTGGTGGTTCCTTTGGACCTGAGATGTTGCAGCTTCTAATTGACAGTGAACAAACAGCAATTCACCTTGCTAAGAAATTTGGTGTGCCAGAGAGCTTGATTCGTGATGAAGAACAGCGTAGACAAATAGCTGCATTAGCGCAGCAAATGGCGCAACAACAGCAAGGACAGATGGTTGCCGAACAAGGTTAACATTGGAATCGACGGAATACAGCGAGCATCAGACAAAGATGCGGATGTAAGCCACAACATCGCAGAGATCTTTAAGACGCCAACTGGCAAAGAGGTCTTACGCTATTTGCGCTCTATTACTATAGAAATGGTAAATGGCCCTAATGTGACTACAGAAGAACTGCGACATCTGGAAGGGCAGCGTTATATTGTTGGCCTTATAGAACAGCGCATTGCACATTCACATAGGAGTAAGAACAAATGAGTGAAGAAGCAGCAGTAGAAGCAGCACAAGCTGATGGCCGTGACTTTGTGACTGAAGCAGATGTTGAGCAGGCTTCAGCGCCAGAACGTCCAGAGTGGCTACCTGAGAAGTACAACACAGGTGAAGATCTAGCCAAAGCGTATAAAGAACTTGAGTCAAAGCTGGGTGGCAAAGAGGAAGATATACGCAACAAACTCTTAGAAGAAATACAATCAGAAGCTTTCGGTGACAGGCCCGAAACCGCTGGCGACTATCAATTGCCAGACGTTGTTGACGAGGACATGGCCGTTGATAATGACTTGCTCAAGTGGTGGTCTGAGCATTCATTTGAGAATGGCTATAGTCAGGAAGAGTTTCAGAAAGGCATTGAGATGTATGCCGAAGCTATTAATGGAGCGCAGCCAGACATAGAGGCCGAGGCTGCAAAGCTAGGCGATAATGCAAATGATAGGATTCAAGCTGCATCTATGTTTGCTAATAAGTTCTTTCCAAGTGATGCAATACCAGCGATTGAGCGTATGTGCGAAAGCCACGAGGGTATTATTGCAATAGAAGCTGTTATGGAAGCTATGAAGGATGGATCATTTGCTGGGGATGCACAGCCTACAAGTGGTGTAACCGAGCAATCACTTAGGGAGATGATGCAAG